AAGGACCGCTCGGAGGAATAGCTCTGCTCTGCACATTGAACTTAAAATTAGAATGGTATCAAGGTGCGCTGTATTCTTTGGATGCAAGCGATGACATTGAAAAAGTACAATTCAAAACTATTGCTCCTACTGTTAATGACGATGTAGATTTAGGTTATAAAGTTGGCAGCTATTGGGAGATGAATAACGGAGTAGTTTATAAGTGCCTTGATGCTTCTGATGGTGCAGCAGATTGGCAACCGCAAAGCGGAACTTATACGCCTACCATAGTAGATGGCAATGGAACAACTGTTTCAAATGCTGATTTTATATTTAATAAAGTTGGAAATATTGTAACAGTATATGGTAGCATAACTGTTGATAGTACAGCAGGAGGAGCGGCTGATTGTACTATTGATTTGCCTATTGACCCAGCATCTAATTTTAGCACTTCTTATGATGTGTTAGGTTCTATTGCTCAAAATAACAATAATATACTTAATACATTTACATATATAAGGTTAATTGCAAGTACTGGAGCTAAAACAATAACAATCAATTTTACGAATGGTGGTTCTACACAATTTCTTGGAAGAATATTTACAATTAACTTCAGCTACTCTGTTTAATGACAATCTCACCCAAAGGCTTAGACCTAATTAAATCCTTTGAAGGCTTGCGGCTTAATGCCTACCTATGCAGCGCTAACGTGCCAACAATAGGTTATGGCAGCACCTATTATGCCAACGACCAAAAGGTAAAGATGGGCGATAAAATCACCAAAGAGCAGGCTGAGATTTTACTTCGTAAGACAGTGCGCGACTTCGAGCAGAATGTTAACGCACTGCTTAACACAACACAGGTCAACCAAAATCAGTTTGATGCGCTGGTTAGCTTCGCCTTTAATCTTGGAACTGCTGCCCTTGCTAAGTCAACGCTATTAAGCAAGGTGAAAGCAAATCCAAACGACCCTACCATAAGCCGCGAGTTCGGCAAATGGGTAAATGCAGGCGGCAAGAAGGTAAACGGCTTAGTAACGCGGCGGCAAAAAGAAGCAGAACTTTATTTTAAGCCATTCGTATAACTACCCTATGCGGCGAAAAATAAGTAAGTCAAGACGGGCGCTCGATATTATCGTTAAACACTGGCGGTCAACAATAGGCTCATTAGTAGTATTAGCTTCTGTCTTTGCCCTTATATTCAAAGCTATTTCAACAGAAACACTTGCAGCGATTGTGGCGGCTATGATTGCCGCTGGTTATATTCCTAAAGCCAAAGAAGATGATAACTGAAAGAGCCGATACAATAGTTACTCTTGACACCTCCTGCATACTTGGTAAGGGCTGCAAGCTGCATACTCATTATGATATTTGGGTATATACCGAGCCTCTTGATAAATTCAGTATATTTGGCAAGTATTACGCGGTTGACCAATGGGGTCAAACCTTTGAGATTCCACCGCCGGAATATAACTTACCACACCAAGAGACGCCTATGATTCACGATGTTTACGCAAGCGATACAATTACTCCTACCAATTCGCCTTTCTTGGTGCATCCTAAGCCATATCAGCGAATCGAGGTAAAACCAAAGACTGTTGTTAAGCAGGACCATACCATTGACGCGCCAGTGATGGGTATGTTATTTTCATTCACCATTGCACTCACCGCATATTGGTTATACAATTCGCTATCTTCTTGGGTTAAACTATTTACCGAGCTTCGCCAATGTCTCTCTTATTCATCTTAGAGAATAACCTCGATTTATTCTATGTTGTTACCGACTTAGAAGGCAACATATTAACTAACAACAGCCTATTTAAAAGCTATGTTAGCCACATCCAACCTAAGAAAATAACCGACATTGTTGACATTGAAACCGACCGCGAAGATTTTATTGATGCCATAAAGAAAGCAATAAAACAATCGCCCGATCCTGCGCGGGTATATGCAAGGACCAAGCATAAGAACCTCTCTGAGCGCTTCAATGTTTGGAATATTTTTGTAATTGGCGACCGCATCACCTTTATAGGTATTCAGCTGGTAGATGTTACCTCAATAACTTCGCACGAATATCAGAGGCAACGTGCACTACTTGATGAATTTAGGTTTATGCTTTCCCATGAAATAAGGCAGCCATTTTCAAGTATTAACTCCCTCACCAAAATGCTAAGAGATACACCTTCAGAATCGGAAAAAATCGCACTTCTCGAAATGATTGATGCCTGCGTTAATAAGCTCGATGAAGCTATCAAGACATTGGTTAACAAAGCAGCACGTGAGATATGACAACAGAGGAGCGGCTGGTAAAAGTTACTGCAATGCACGTTGTAGAGAAGTTTATGCCGGTATGCGTTGCGCTCAACATATTAGAGGCGGAGATAAAAGATAAGAGGGTATTAATCAAGAGTAAAAAGAAACTATTTAAACTGATAAAAGATGGACTTGAACAAGCCGCTATTGGCAATCTCCCTTATACTACTGCTGCTCTTAATTAGACAGTGCTCGCAAGAATGCGACCCTTGCGAGTTCGTTTCAACAAGAACACAGGATAGTTTGACTATTGTTACCCAACGCAAGGTGATTGCACAGATACGTTCTAAAGAGGCAATGCAAGCACAGCAGATTGCAGCACTTCAACTCAAGTTGGAGAATCCAACAGAGGTGGTGAAGTTTAAGACGCGGACCATAATTAAGACCGAGTTCAAAGCAGGTGATACTGTTATAATAGACCGCCTGCCTCACCTTCGCCTGCCAATGAAATTCTACAAAGCTGAAAAGTTCTGGGTGATTGGTGGATCACTAACCACTAAAGGCAACTTGCAGATTGATAGCCTTATTATGAATGCCGACTTCACATATGCCGTTGGTGATACAATCCGTAAGGGGCTATTTAAGCGTAGGGATAAGATTGTGCGAATGAGCATCGACAATCCTTCAATGCAGATTACTGGAATGAATAACATCTACATAAAGCAAGAGAAAAAGTGGTATCAAACCACCGCTTTTAAGGTAGGAGTTGGAGCTTTAATCGGCTTCGGATTGAGCAGGGCTGCACAATAGTATAAATTTATTGAGCTGATTTTCAATTACTTGCATTGCGAGGTAAAAAAATATTGCATTTATTTTAGTTAATGTGTTGCAGATTCAAAATATAGTTTTACATTTGCTGCATACTAATTCACTAATTCACTCATTCACTATGACAACTAAAATTTCAATTTCAGACTTTACATTTATTGCATCAGGTTACGGACATTATAAAGTAACATACACAAGTCCAACAACTTTAAAAACTTGGAGCGTAACAACTAACAATATGCCTTTAATTGACGCTACCAAGAATGAAGATAGTCCCAAAGTTAAAGACTTAATTTCACTTAGACAACTTTGCAAGCAAAACTAAATTTCACTTATATACTCAAACCACTATGAAAACCTACTTTAAATCGCACGACAACACCCAATTCTGGCAGTACGACCACCTTCAAAACTTGCTCCTTTGCATAGTTGATGACGGCTGCAAGCAAGGCATCTTTCAAAGATGCGACCTCGATGCTATCAACGTAGTAAGGCAGTTCAGCAAAGAGGATATTCAAGATATCCCTTACTGCAATAGATTGTATTTCTCAAGTTCAAAAGCGGAGTTCCATCATAAGTACCGCAAAGTTTTTCAAGAGGCGATGATAGCCTTCGATTCAATTGTAATTTCAACTCAAAACAAATAATCACTATGGCTTTAACAGCACCAGTAGGGAATAACACCTCCCGAGCGATAGCACCTGAAGGCGCTTATCCTGCAAGATGTTACCAAATTGTCGACTTAGGTACGACAATGCAGACCGGACAATATCCCGGCAAGAAACGCAAAGTTCAATTCATATTCGAGCTGCCAACAGAGCTGCATGAATTTGAAAAAGGCGAAGGGCTGAAACCTTTTTACGCTCGCGCAATCTACAACCTCTCAATGAATAGCAAGTCTGTTCTAAGGCGCGACATCGAAAGCTGGGCAGGAAAGAAGATGGCTGACGATTTCGCAGCAACATTCGACATCTTCACCCTGCTCGGTAAGGCGTGTATGCTTAACATCACACACGTTCAGAAAGGTGATGCAACCTATGCCAACATCATTGGAATATCACCGCTGCCTAAGGGCTTAGTTTGCCCTCCTGCATTTAATGAGCCATTGACTTATAACACGCAGGACCATGACGAGGTAACTTTCTTAAAATTGCCTGATTTTATCCAAGATAAAATCAAGATTAGCGATGAGTATATTGCGCGAATCTCTAAGCCATTCACTCCAAATGTTGCAGCAGCAGCGCAAGATGCTTGGCTTGGCGAATCAGAAGAAGCACCATTTTAATAAACAAAAAAGGGAGCGCAAAGTGCGCTCCCAATTCAAACCGTCGTAAAACCTAAAACATGGAGACAAATATAGATAATTTAAATGACTTTCACAACGCGATAAATTCAGCCGAAGTGCTGCAATCGCAAGCAATGATTAAGGCAGCACCTGCCAAAATAGAAGACAAGTTCAGCTATGACCTGAGCGCCCACGCCATCAAGGCGGCAAACGATGCCATCAAGCACATTGAGAATCACCGCAAGATGCTGACATTGCCGATAGATGCCTACAAAAAGAAGCTGATGGACATTGAGAAAACCGCAACACAGCCGCTCAAAGACTTCATCGAGCAGCGCAAGGGCTTGATGGTGGAATACTCCAACGAGCTGGAGCGCATCAAGGCAGAGGCAGATGCGAAGATTGCAGCAGAAGCTAAGGCTGCAATGGCTAACAGCGGCGCGGGGATGGTAGCCGATATTATGGCGCATTTCACCGATGCAATGACAGCAACAACGCTCAACAACGACCACACCAAGAACATCCGCATAAGCAAAAGAGCGGAGATAGTGGGCGATGTTGATTGGAGCACCTTGCTGATGGTGATTATGAAAGCAGAGATGTTCGATGTTGCCGAGCTGCTGCGCAAGCTTCCAAAAGCAATGGAGCTGACTGGCACCGATGGAATCTTTGGAATTGAGATTGTTGAACACAAAACACAAGTAATAAGATGACCTACCTATCCAACATCATAGAGGAGTTCAACGAGTTCTCAGAATACTTGAACAAGATAACCACCATAAGAGACACCAAGACGCTTAAAGAAAAGCTAAAGGATGCAGTAGTCCAAGCGTATTCAAACGGCTACCACGATGGGCAGCAAGCAATGGCTGATAGACTACCTAAGCCAACCGATACTGGAGGCGAAAGTGGAGGAGAGCAATACTATGACACTTTATGACCCGCGACCTCTACAATTCAATTGATGCAATCAACGCATCATCAATCAAGAGACATTACACTGGCAGCTTAATCTTTGCTGCCGGTGCTCTTGAGAGAGGAGCAGAGTTTCACAGAAACCTTCTTGAAACCGAGCCAAGTGAGATGCCGCCACAAGCTAAGGAAGTGCACCAAGCCATCATCAAGCACCCAATGCTTAGCCTAATATTCGAGCGTTCCGCAAAGGAGATAACCTTCATACGCGACATCGAGATTGATGGGCAACTTATCGCAGCAAAAGGCATCTTAGATATGCACTGCCCTGAGTTCCAAATAAACGCAGACATCAAGACAACTTCCTGCACTAACCTTAGGAGCTTTGCCTCCGATATGGTCAAGCATTACAATCACATCCAAGCAGTTTGGTATTCTTACCTAACTGGCTTTCCTGCAACAAACTTCTACTACATAGGAGTGCCCAACAAGTTCAAAGGTGAACTTTTTATTTACCGACATACACAAGAAGAAATAGATGCAGCAGAACAACTTATCAGAGAATTCTTGGTCCTGCGAAGGATTTGAAAACTACCCATTCAACAACGTGATGCACTACTTCCTGCATCGCAAATTCAGATACATAGAGATTCATCAGAGGCATTTAAGAATGTTTTACAACAACGTGGAAAACATGACTGTTTTCGTAACGCTTGCCGAAGATGTGCGCTATGTTGAACACTGTTGGTCAACCAAAGGAAGGATTGAATATTACTCTAACCCACTTATAACAGATATATACTCAATAGAAAAATGACACTAACACCAGTTGAATGGCTCATACAAGAGCTAAAGAAGAAGGGAAAAGCAGTTGAGCACTACGACCTGCTCCAGCAAGCCAAGAGAATAGAAAAGCAGGAGATAATTGACAACTGCAACGAATGCGCCTCCGATATCTTTCGCGGGCAAATCGCCATCGGAAAGTCCGTTGGTGAACAGTTTTATCAGAAGAAGTATAATCGATGACACTCCGCCCCTACCAAGAACGCTTTATCTCAAACATCAGCGACAAGCTGCGCACTCATCGCAAGGTGGTTGCGCAGCTCGCAACTGGCGGAGGTAAGACCGTTTGTTTTTCTGCTATATGCGACCGCTTCTGCGCTAAGTCAAGTCAAGATATACTTATACTTGTTCACCGAGAAGAACTGCTAATACAAGCCTCTAAAGCGATTAAGCTACAAACGCAGCAAGTAGTGGCAGGAATGCGCTCAATCCCTCCTGCAAGAGTTTATGTCGCAATGGTTGAATCGGCATATAAGCGCCTGCATCTATTCCAAAATATCGGGATGGTGATAGTAGATGAGTGCCATTTAGGTAATTTCACTAAGGTAATCGACCACTTCAAAGAGCAGTATATTATCGGCTTCACTGCCACACCACTTGCAGCTAAAAAAACCAACCCCTTACGCAACTACTTCTCCGAAATCGTTTGCGGGATTGATATTCCCGAACTCATCGATGCTGGTTTCCTCTGCCCTGAGCAAACTTACTCCGCTGCCAAGATAGTCGAACGCGCTAAGCTAAAGATGAAGGCAGGCGACTTCGACCAAGCTCAGATGGGAGCAATGTTCAAAGACCCAAAATATATCGACTCCACAATCAACGCATACAAGCAGCACTCGCTCGGTCGTAAGACAATTATCTTCAATTGCAACGTGGAACACTCACAAGCGGTTAATGCTGCCTTCATCGCAGCTGGCTTCAACTCTCGACACCTCGATGCCACATCAGCAGACCGAGAAGAAATCCTGCAATGGTTCTCCAACACTCCTGATGCAATACTCAATAACATCGGCATCGCCACAACTGGCTTCGACCAACCCGACATAGAGACAGTAATTGTAAACAAGGCAACCGCATCAATGCCGCTGTGGCTTCAAATGTGCGGCAGGGGTGCAAGACCGCACCCTGTAAAGCTCACATTTACCATCATAGACTTGGGCGGCAACTGCTTAACTCATGGCTCTTGGGCATCGCCGCGCAACTGGAGCGATATATTCCACAATCCAAAGAAACCCGGCAATGGAGTAGCTCCAGTTAAAGAGTGTCCAGAGTGCCAAGCGCTACTCCACACCTCAAAGATGCTGTGCTCATGCGGCTACCAGTTCCCCAAGAAGATTGCACTCGATGAAGGCATCGACAACTTTGTGCTAATGACCGAGAGCGTTGACATCAAAAAGCTAATCGCAATGAACAGCAATCACAAAGAATATCGCTCACTTTTTCTTTCCGTTGAGCACGTGGCTTATATGGCGAAAAAGAATATCAAAAAAATAAATTCTGATAATTACTTGCACATTGAAAAAAAGAATCACGAAATTGCGAGGCTCTGGTGCAAAGAAAAAAACAAGAACTTTAACCGCTTTCACCGCGAGTTAGTAGACAATAAACTTAAAACCACCCTAAAACAATTATACAATGCAGATTTCTTATTACAAGAACATTAAAGACGACCAAGATGTCGATATTGAAATTAACTCCTTTCTCGAAGGCATCCGCACCGGCAAATGGCAGGATGTAGTGCTCGACATCAGAGCTGCACCAACTAAAGAGATACGAGACCTCAAGAAAAAAACCGCGCCACTTGTTACAGTTAGCGGATCATTCGCAGCCCGCAAAGACGATGCCCTGCGCAACCATTCAGGATTCATAGCAATAGACATTGACCATGTTGAAAACATCGAAGAAACGCGAAAGCTCCTAAGCAACGACTCTTATACTTATGCCTGCTTTATATCCATTAGCGGCAGCGGATTGTGTGTTATATCCCGCATCGATGGAACGCGACACCTCGATGCCTTCAACGGCATTGCATCATACCTATACAACAACTACCAGTTAATCGTTGACCAGTCCTGCAAGAACCTTGCACGCGCCCGCTTTGTTTCTTATGACCCTTTTATATTTGTCAACACCAAAGCACAACAATTCAAGAAGTATCTCGCCAAGCAGAAGGAGCTTAAAACGCATAAGGTAGTCGTTGTTAAAAATGACTTTGACGCTATGATTGAGCAAATGGACCGCAAGCAGCTCAACCTATGCGAAGATTATTCCGATTGGATTTCAATCTGCTATGCGCTTGTCTCCGAGTTCGGAGAGCAGGGGCGCGACCATTTTCATACTTTATCTTCTCACTCATCCAAGTACAACTCAGATGATTGCGATAGGCAGTACAGCGCCTGCTTAAAGAATCACAGCGAAAGTAAAGGCAAAAAGTCAACCATCGCAACCATTTACTTTCACGCAAAGCAGAACGGCATTGATGCCTATTCAAACCAAACAAAAGAGATAATGCGCTCAGCAACTTCGCAGCGTGCTGCTGGGCTTTCCACAGATGCAATTATCGAAACATTGACTAAGCATGGAGGCATCTCAAATGAAGTAAGCACCGAGATAGTACAGCAGATAGTAAGCAAGGATATCAAATATAAATCGGAGAACGTAAGCGCGGATATAACCGCTTTTGTTAAGACTTTCCCGCTGCGCAAAAATGTTATCACCAGAAACGTAGAACTCAACAATAAGCCGATTGATGATAGTGATATTAACTCCATATTTCTGGACTCTAAAGCGTTATTCAAAGAATCAACTAAAGACCTTATCACCGCCATACTATTCTCCAACAGAATCGAAACATACAACCCGCTGCATGAGTTCTTTGAGTCAGATGTTAAGCCAGTTGACAACCGCCCCAACTTATCCAAGCTGCTCGGTAGTATTAAGACCGACACTCCTAATGCCGATAAGTTCATCATTAAGTGGCTTGTTTCAGTTGTCGCTTCCACTTATGGTTTCCATTCGCCATTGGTGCTTATCTTCTCAGGAGAGAAGCAGGGCACTGGCAAGACGCATTGGTTTAGGTATCTATTACCCAAAGAGCTGCGCTTTTTATTTGCCGAGAGCAAAATGGATGCTGGAAAAGATGATGAAATACTGATGACAAAAAAGCTTTTAATTCTCGATGACGAATATGGCGGCAAATCCAAAAAGGAGGAGAAGCGGCTCAAGGAATTAACTTCTAAAGAGTTTATCAACGTGCGCGAGCCATACGGCAGGGTGTCTGTTGACCTTCGAAGGCTTGCAGTATTTTGCGGAACATCCAACGAAACACAGATACTATCCGATCCAACTGGCAACCGTAGGCAAATACCAATCCATATATTGGACATTGACCATGAGCTTTACAACCAATGCGATAAGGCAGAGCTATGGCGCGAGCTGTACGCGATGTATTTAGCTGGCGAATCATATACGGTTCTTAAAGAGGAAATAGCGCTCTTAAATCAATCAACTGATTCATTTAAGCACTCAACACCGGAGGAGGACTTAATCCATAAGAAGCTCGACATTGGAGATAGAGCCTTCGGAGAATGGATGTCGCTCACTGATATTCAGCAATACTTGATGGTGGAAACTAAGTTTAACTACCTCAACACCCAGCGCATTGGTTCAATACTTACATCTTTAGGCTACCAACAAGAGCGTAAAATGAGAGGTAATTCCAAAGTAAGGATGTACTTTGTGTCCAAACTTTCTATGTAGTGGACCACTTTGGACCACTTACTATTTTTGAAGTGGTCCATTGAAAACCGTTGCAGCAGTAAGACCGCAGCGATTTTGGACCACTTACCACTTACTTTTTACTAAACCTTAGTAATATATATACACACACATGCACACACACACACACACATTACATAGGCTACTTTGGGAAGTGCTAAAACAAGTGGTCCAAGTGGTCCAAGTGGTCCAATTATGAGCGAAGCAACACTCCAATCTAAGGCATTCCAAAACTTATGGAACAGCCGCCCCGACCTACGTGGGCGCGTGTTTGCCATTAACAACAACAGTCAAAACGGCATTAAGGGAGCACTTAACAAAGCAATGGGGGTTGTAGCAGGCGTAGCCGATATGTGCTACTTGAAGCCAGAAGGGAAGACCTGCTGGATTGAATGGAAAACCGAAACCGGCAGGCAGTCGCCTGAGCAAGTTAAGTTTCAACAGCTCTGCCTTTCACTTGGGCACGAGTACCATATTGTAAGAAGTGAAGTGGAATTTCTTAATGTAATATTGCACAATCAAATTATTTAACTACCTTTGCATTCGATGGAACAACAGAAGATAGAACGTAGAGGCGGAGTGCGCGAAGGTGCAGGACCGCCATTTGCATACGGCGAGGCTACTTGCAACCTTACAGTTAGGATTCCTGCCAGCCGCAAGGATGAGATACGCGAAATGATAAAACAATACTTACTTCAATACCGAGTTTCTAATGCAAAAAAATAGATGGCGCAGCGGCTTCTTCAACATTGAAGATGACCACTTCATTGGCTACCTTACACCAACGGGAGGGGCGCAGGATGTGCTTGTAAGATTCGGATTGAAAAGTATGCAGGAGATAATGGAGGCATCAGAAGATATACAGATGCAAGTGCCGAATGAATACCTTATAGGCTCGCTAAGGCAAGATGACAAGGGCTATCTTACTGCCGATGTGATAATGTATAACAAGGTTGTAAGATTGAAGCTAACACAAGAGCAGATTGAATATAGTAAAAATATATCTTTGTAAAACTTATGCCACTATTTCAAGGTGATTCACAAGCGATAATTACAATGAACATCCGCAAGCTAAT